TCGTTTTGGAGGCGCTGGAGGTAGTGGTAACACCCCCAGCACGTCGCCGTCGCAAGGTAATGATGGTGGTGGCTCTACACACGGTACCAATAGCAGAGGATCTGGTGGTGGAGGGGGTGCTAGTGCGGCTGGAACAGCCGGCACAACAACTGCCGGCGGTGATGGCGGTGATGGCACAGCGTCTTCAATAACTGGCTCTTCTGTAACCCGTGCAGGCGGTGGCGGCGGTTCTATTTGGTCGCAAGCCGGTGGAAGTCCGGGCAGTGGCGGCTCTGGCGGAGGAGGTGCAGGTGCACCTGCAACGGGCGGTACAGCTTCTGGAACGGCAGGTACAGCTAATACTGGGGGCGGTGGCGGTGGCAATGGTCGGTCAGTAGCTGGCGCATCGGGTGGTTCTGGTGTTGTCATTATTCGGACGACAAACACTGCTTCGGCAACTACAGGCTCTCCAACCACAACAACTGACGGTTCTTACAATATTTTTACCTTTACAGGATCAGGGAGCATAACCTTCTGATGGCTCACTTTGCTGAAATTGGAGTAAACAACACCGTCATTCGAGTGATTGTTGTGAACAACGCAGAGCTTCTTGATGGAGACGGAGTAGAGCAGGAGTCGCTAGGTGCTAACTTTTGCCGTGATTTGTTTGGCGGGTCATGGATGCAGACCAGTTACAACGGGAACCTCCGAAAAAACTTTGCCAACAAAAGCTACACCTACGATTCAACCAGAAACGCCTTTATACCTCCCAAGCCCTTTGCAAGCTGGACCCTAAACGAAACAACTTGTCAGTGGCAATCTCCAGTGTCCTATCCTGACGACGGACGAGAATATTCTTGGGACGAAGACTCTACTTCTTGGAAGCTGGCGACCTAAATGACAATGACGAAAACCAAAATTAACATTAGTTGGACTACTGAGCCAGCGCAGTTAACCGGAGAAGACAATGGCACTTGTCCTTAAAGACAGAGTAAAAGAGACAACCGCGACTACAGGCACGGGCGCTATATCGCTGGGCGGCGCTGTGGCAAACTTTCAAGCGTTTTCGGCGGTGCTGTCAAACGCAGACACCACCTACTACGCAATTGTCGATACAACTAACACGGCGTTTGAAGTTGGTCTGGGGACGTATGCCAGTAGCGGAAACACCTTGACCAGAACCACTGTGCTGGAAAGCTCTAACAGCGGATCGGCGGTTGATTTTGGTGCAGGCTCTAAGTCTATATTTATAGCTTACCCCGGAGAAAAGTCGGCGTATTTAGACGCCTCCAACCAGCTTGTGATTAACGGTACGGCGGTTACCTCTACCCCTGCGGAGCTTAATATCCTTGATGGAGTTACATCTACTACAGCCGAGCTAAACATTTTAGATGGTGTAACTTCCACTGCGACGGAACTTAACTTGCTCGACGGCTCTGCGGCAGACACCGTGGTCAACTCTAAGGCGGTTATATATGGAGCCGCCGGTCAGATTATTGCGAGCGAGTTGGATGTAGACAACATTCAAGTAGACAGTAATGCCGTTAAGTCTACCGATACCAATGGAAACATACAGTTATTTCCGAATGGAACGGGATTTACAGAGTTATACGGGAATACCAACGCGGGCACGATACGATTCAATTGTGAAAGTAATTCGCATGGCGTAACTGTACAGGGTCCAGCGCATAGTGCGGCGGCGACCTATACCGTTAAGTTGCCAGACACTCTGGGTTTGACTCAGGCGTCAGGGATTGTTACGTCAGATGCTAACGGAGTTGTTACCTTTGACAACGGCACCATTGATGAGTCTACGACAATAACCTCTAGCTCTAATGCGGCGACACTTAATCTGCGTGATGGTAATTCGTTTTTGCACGACCTAACTGAGAATGTCACCTATACATTTAGCAATCCCGCCGCAAGCGGAAAAGTCTCCATGTTTGTTTTGAAGGTAATTCAAGACTCTTCCGCTAGAACCATTACATGGCCGGGAAGTGTTGATTGGGCGGCGGCAACAGCGCCTACACTGACGACTACTAATAATGGGGTAGACGTTTTTGTCTTTTTTACAATAGACGGCGGGACAATTTATTACGGCTTTACCGCTGGTCAGGCGATGGGATAATGGGAAATTCTGCATTAAAACTACTTGCGGCGTCGGGTGCAAAAGCCGCCACTGCTGACCTTGCTGTCGTTCCCTTTGAGGATGGCGGCGGCGGCGTCCAGACCATAGACATATCAGACCCGACTAATATGTCGATACTTGCGACACTAGCCAGTTCAGCGGCTATGACGAAGCCCTTTGGGTGTAAACTCGACATCACCAACAATCGTGCGTTTATTTGCTGTGAGGATGACAGCATCGCGGTAATAGACGTCTCAAACCCAAGCTCGCCTTCCATTACAGGGGCGCTCGCACAGCAAGACGGCCTCAAATATCTCGACATTGACCCGACCCGCGACGTTGCTTATGGATCAGTAACTTCAAACCCCGGCGGAATAATTGCTTATGATGTAAGCGATCCTACCAGCCCGAGTGAAACCGGAGATGAGTTAAGTGCCGCTTACATTGGGGCTTTAGGAATTGCAAATCATAGAGGCATAGATCATTGCTTTTCGGTAGATGATGACCAAATGATGTGCTGGGATGTCTCATCAGGAAATCCCTCACACCGTAGTACTTTAAGTGACTCTACAAATCTGAACCAAGCAAAGGCAATCAAATTAGATGAAAGCAACAATATTGCCTTTGTCGCAATATCAAATGGAATCGCATCAGTAAACATAGCCAACACAAGCAGTATGGCTATTTTAGATACGGCTCAAAGCACTAACGCTGGAGATAATCAGGATATCGCTATCGATTTAGAGGCAGGAATTGCATTTGTGACTGTCGGCCAGTACCTCCGTGGCGGTCTAATGTGCTTTGACATTAGCAACCCAAGCAGTATTTCTCTGCTTGATAAACTGGAAGACAACACAAATCTTCAGGGAGCTAGGGGCGTGGCGTATGACCCCGAGGCAAAGGTTGCTTACGTTTCTTGCGGGAGCGGTGATAAATTTACGGCTGTCAGTGCAAGTAACACTTCCAGCCTAAGCATTCTGGGGTCGGTGGCTACGGGCGACGCACCCGCAAGATTTGCAATAAATACTACGCCACGCGAGGCAACAAATGCCGAGGAGACAAGCTAAATGATACGTTATCGAGTTCGAGCAAGCGGCGATGTTGTCAGCAAGCAAGAAGTAAAAAAATTGCATCCGAATACGTCGCTACCGTCTGTTTGGGGAGCAAGCGTCTATGACGGACTAGGGATTGATCCCGTGTCGTTTACATCAAAACCAGCCCCGTCTAGCGCGTACAAAGTAGTAACGGAGGCAACCCCCAGCCAAGATTCAGACGGGAATTGGGTGGGCGCATGGTCTGAGCAAGACATGAATGACGAACAAAAGGCTGACTGCGATCAACTCAAGTCGGAGGAAGTCAGAGGCCGTCGAGATACATTACTGGCGGAAACCGATTTTTTTGCGCTGTCTGATGTAACCATGTCATCAGCAATGTCAACCTACAGGCAGGCTTTGCGAGACACGCCGCAACAGGCTGGTTTTCCGCACACCATTACATGGCCTACCAAGCCGTGATATGTGAAAACCATTTTCCTGTACTTGGTACTAAACACCTACACATATACGTGGGCTATCGGGAGCAGGACGAGGCTAGAGCATTACAGAATTTGTCGATACAAGGAGATAAATAGCGAGTCAGACCAAACCTACACTTGGTATCTACCTTGGCCTAATTCATATTGCCCTCCTTACGTTATTCATGAGGTGACAAATGATTGACCCACTTACCGCAGTAGCGGCGGCGACTAAGGCATACGCAGGGGTCAGGGCATTTATTGAGGCGGGCAAGTCTATTGAGGACACGTTTCAGGTAGTGGCTAGGTGGCAAGGACATGCGTCAGATGTGATCTACGCAAGTGAGCGTCAAAAGAAAAAAACAAATCCTTTTAAGAAGGTAGTGTTTTCGGGGTCCGTGGAGGCCGAAGCCGCAAAGCTTTTTGCTCACAGAAAGCGCATCCAAAATCAACGAAAAGAGATAATCCAGCTTTTGCGGTACGCCTATGGAAATGAAGGCTTGGAAGAATACCGAGCTTGCATGAAGGAAGTTCAAGCCCAGCGTCAGAGAGAGGTGTACGCCCAGCAGGAGGCGAAAGACACAATCGTAAAGTCTGGGTGGATTGTCGTTCTTCTGGGAATTGCCGGGGGTTTAATTGGGTTTATTGTTAAAGCAGTGTCAGGGAAGGGGTAGTGAAGTGGATCAAAATATGGTTAACACGCTAATCACCCTTGGTTCAGGAGTTTTTGGATGGTTGATTAAGACGCTGTGGGACTCTGTTAGAAGACTGGAAAAAAATGTTGGCGATATGGAAGTTCTTGTTGCCGACAAATACGTCAAGCGCGACGAGTTTCGTGAAGATATACAACGTATATTTCAGAAGCTAGACACGATAGAAACAAAAATTGATCGAAAGGCAGACAAGTAGTGTTTGGCTCTGGTAGTTTTTCTGCGTCTTCTTTTAGCCAAATTGCCGGTGGAAATGTATCTGTCGCCTTAACGGGCGTATCTGCAAGAGCATTAACTCCGAATCCTGTCGAAGAAAATGGCGGCGCAATTACAGAAAACTCTTTTGCTGAGGCTCCTTTTGCGTCAGAAAACAGTGCCCCGTTTGTCATAACCGTTGATGCGGATGGCAGTGTTTCTGTAACGGGGTTACAGGCTACCGGCCAAGTAAGCGGGGTTATATTTAACGCAACCGCTAATCTGACGGGGTTAAGCGGCACAGGCTCTGTGGGGTCTATTGCTGTTGTTGAAAGTAAAACAATAAATGTGACCGGGGTAGCGGCCACGGGCATTGTTGGTGGGAACGCCGCAGAGTCTGGCGGCGCGCTGTTTGGCGGATTGTCCTTTGCGGAAGAGCCTTTTGCAGGTCTTGCCGACGACATTGACAGTACCATTGATGTTGCCACGGGGGTTTCTGGGTCCGTCACAGGGGTAAGCGCCACTGGGGCGGTTGGCACGGCAAGCGTCACGGGAGATGGAATTGTTCCTGTAACGGGGGTTGCGGGCACAGGCGCAGTGGGTTCTGCCACGGCTGAAGGTGGTGCGATTGTCAGTGTCACGGGAGTCTCAGCGACAGGCGCCCTGAGCGGTGTCACTGTTGTTCAAGGAACTGGCGTCAATGTTGCGGTTAACTCGCCAAGACTTCAGGGTCAGGTCGGTATTGTTACGCCAAATGCGGAGTTAAAAGTATTCGTGACTGGCGTTGCTGGAACCGGCCAGATAGCCGGGGCATCCGTTGTTTCGTGGAATGAAATCATCCCCAACCAAGACCCCAATTGGGTTGAGATTGCGGCTTAGAGGAAGACATGACTAGCACTTACACAACAAACCTTGGCATCGAAAAAATCACAACTGGCGATCAAGCTGGGTTGTGGGGCGCCACAACTAATACCAACTTTGACATTTTAGATCAAGCCGTCAACGGGATCATAGCGGTGACGCTTGGGTCGGCAGGGTCTTCAGGTTCTCCTAACACGTTAGCAGTAACAAACGGGTCCGTGTCTGACGGTAGAAATAAGTTTATTGAGTTTTCTGATGGGGGAGACTTGGGCGCCACGGCTTATGTCCAGCTTACGCCAAATGACGCAGAGAAGATTGTATTCATCAGGAACAGCTTATCTGGCAGTAGGTCGGTAATCGTTTTTCAGGGCAACTACAGTGCTTCCAACGACTTTGAGTTGGCTAACGGAAAAGACGCTGTCCTAAAGTTTAGCGGGATAGGAACTGGGTCTACAGTCACTCAGGTGTTTGTTGACCTTGTCGCAACGAATGTAACCGGAAACCTGACGGGCAATGTCACAGGTAATGTAACCGGAAATATCACAGGCGCTGTTACAGGTAACGTGTCAGGAAATTTGACAGGGAATGTTACAGGCAATGTCACTGGAAATGTAACAGGTAATGTAACCTCATCAGGCGCCTCTTCGTTTTCAAGCATTGACGTGAATGGCGGCGCAATAGATGGCGCGATAATCGGCGCTAACTCCGCCGCCGCAGGCACCTTCACCAATTTGACAGCGTCAGGCACATCAGCGCTTACGACAGTGGACATAAATGCTGGCAATATCGACGGCACCAACATTGGGGCTGGTACTCCGGGGGCAGGCACATTTAACTCCCTCGCCACGACAGGCGACAGCATTAGAGTGGACACCAGCCAGACGCCAGCAAGCTCCTCGGCGTCAGGAACAAAAGGCGAGATTGCCTATGACACGGATTACATATACGTCTGTGTCGCAACCAACACTTGGAAGCGGGTAGCACTTTCTACCTTCTAAGGAGAAGTCATGTTACAGGCACTGCTAGGGCCGGTCACGAACCTTGTCGGCGGGTTTCTCAATAATAGACATGAGCAGGCGCAAGCCAAGCACCAAGCAAAGCTACAGGTAATACAAAATGATGCTGACTGGGAAGCAAAAATGGCGGCGGCGTCTGCCAGCAGTTGGAAGGATGAGTTCTGGACTATCGTGCTCGCAGTCCCTCTCTTTTGTCTTGGCTACAGTGTCGTGGTTGATGATCCCGCTATTCTTGATCGCGTTTCTAACAGCTTTTCTGCTCTGGATACTCTTCCAGACTGGTATCAGTATCTACTGTTTCTTGCGGTGTCCGCGTCATTCGGGATCCGTGGTGCTGATAAGCTGATGAAGCTGAAGGCTGGCAAGTGACTCCCGAACAACTTAACGCATGGCGGATTATCCCGCGTGTACTGATCTTTGCCATGATTGGGATGACATATAGGACGGTGGAGTGGTTTATGTCTTTGCCCGACCCTAATCCTGAGCAAGCGGCGTTGGTCAGCGTAATGACAGGGGCGTTGACCGGAGCCTTTGGTTTGTTCTTGGGCAAGAAAGAATGAGCGAGTTTAAGTACTTTAGCTTGTCTGATTTTGACTGTCAGGAGACAGGTGAAAACGAAATGGACCTTGAGTTCATTATGGATCTGGATGAGCTACGAGAAGCGTGTGGGTTTCCGTTTATAATCACTTCTGGATACAGATCAAACAAACACAGCCTAGAGGCTAAGAAAGAAAAGCCGGGAACGCACGCCCACGGCATTGCCGCAGACATACAGGTCAAGAGTGGCGCTGAAAGAATGCTGGTTGTGCGTAAGGCCATAGAAAGGGGATTTAACGGCGTGGGAGTGGCTAAGACATTTGTTCATGTGGACAAGCGCCCGTCTACTCCGGTGATGTGGGTATATTGAGTGGCTCTTACAAAAGTACAGTTTAAGCCGGGGATAGACAAGGAAGGCACAGAGTATAGTGCCGACTCGGGTTGGTTTGACGGCGACAGGGTGAGGTTTAGGAAGGGGCGCGCTGAGACGATTGGCGGCTGGACAAAGTATGTTGGCGGCGCAATCAAGGGGGTTGCTCGGTCTTTGTTTGACTGGGGTTCCGCAGACGGCAACAAGTATCTTGGTATAGGCACAAACCTCAAGGTGTATGTTGAGAACGGCGGGGCCATATTCGACATAACCCCAATACGACAAACCACCAGCGCAGGGGACGTTAC